GCTCCGCAGGATCTGGTCAGCTTCATCGGCCAGTGCCTGGCGCAACTGCAGATCAGCGGCAAGGATTATTCCACGACGCTGGTCTCGAAACTGCCCGCTGGCGGCGGTGCCTTTGGCACCTTCCCCTCGACGCAAACACTGGCTGCGGGTGGAACGATGGCGAACGTTGGGGCGAACGGTTACCCGCACGCACTCAACGCTTACACCATCGTCGACGAAATGCCGCAGGTGCCTGGGCTTCCGTCAATGGATCCGATTCTGGGTCAACTGATCGAACAGCAACAGAACTTTTTTGTTGTGCTCGATCCGACGATCACGGGTTCGGCTGCATTCACGACAAGCGCAGCGGCTCCAGCGACTCAGTTCGTAGGGACAGGGCTTAACGTCCATGTCTACCTGGAAGGAATTTTGATGAGGGCAGTTCTTTAACTCTCAGCAAAAGCATTCTGGGATTTACGCCGGGGCGCGCATGGCAGCAGTTTTACGCGCAGCTTTTAGTTCGCGGTGTGTCTGCACGTGGCAGGGATTGCACAGCGGAAGCACGTTGCGGACGACGTTCTTACCACCATCGGCAAGGGGTTTGATGTGGTGCAGTTCAAGTTTTCGACGACGACGACAACGAGCGCAGCGATGTTGATAGCGGCGCAGCTTTGCTTCCCATTGCTTGGTGGTGAGGGTACCTCCGTTTTGGCGAAGGCGGGCGCGGCGTATCGCAGTGTTCTTCTGTTTGTTGCGAACGCCATGCGGTGTGCGTTCCCAGTTTCACCGGATTTTGAGGCGACGTTCGTGATTCTGTTTCGCCCACTCGGACGCTCGGCGAAGCGCCTCTTTGCGATGCTTCTTGTACCAGCGCTGCTGATACTGCTGTGCCTCTGCTTTGTGCTTGCGATAGTACAGGCGCTGCGCTTTCCGGCATTTCTTCAAATGTTTTCGGTAGTAAGCGCGAGTGTACTGGCGATGCTGGCTGCGATGTTCTGCGCGCCACTCTTGCGAGAGTTTGCGAAATTTGGTGGGGTCTTTTCGGTATTGAGCCTTTACGGGCACGCGGAATTTTACCACCACATCAAGAAAGGAGTTCAACCTTGGACCCAACACAAGTGGATGATCAGTTCGAGCGCCAGTGGTTTAATTACACGCTCGACCGTGTCGTGCCGGCGAATGCTGTGCAGGATGCGAATCAGTTACAAATCCTCACAGACGCGGATTAACAACCTGGTCCGCGAAAAATTCTCTCTGATTGACTTGGACGGTGAGATTCCCAACAAGGCCGAAGGCGCAAGCCACGGTGAACGACTGAGCGAGAGAACATCCGCAAGGATGATGCGACAGTCTGGACTCATGGGAATGATGAACCATGAGAGAGCGGCAGAAATGTCCGCTCCCGCCCTGTAGGGGCGAGTAACAACTTCGTTTGAGTGGTGGTGGTTGATTGGTTCCCGTACCTCGGGCCTGCTGAAAGTGCTCATCAAGGAAGCGGCGACGGGCCGTGACTTCATCGGCACGACGGCTTCGGCAGTCTCTGGCGCGGGCGCATTCAACGGCATCAATTTCGATCTGCTCTGCGGTACCGCAGCGGCGGTTGCAGCGTTTCCGCTGGCGGTTCCCTTTGTCATGCCGGCGACGCGCACGTACTCCGTCTATTTCACGGATACGTCGGCCGCACCAAACACGGTCGAACTGGTGTTCTCCGGTTTCAAGCTCTGGCAGAAGCCGAAACAGTCGTAAGAAAGGCGCGATGCGTCAGGCGAATCTTAAATCGCTGCGGGCTGAGTTCATCAACCCGTATACCCGCTTCATCCCACTCAAGGGATGGCAGGCGGACGTCTACCGCATGGCGGAGAACATTCCGCCCGGGCTCGAGGGCTATCAGCCTCGCTGGGAAGTGGTGAATGCGGTCATCCTGGCGCAGCAATCGCTCGAGGTGAAAGTCGACATCATGACCGGCTTTCATTTGATGGCGGTGCTGGGGAGCGCGACAACCAACACGCTCGGTGGATTCCGGACGCAGTTTTATGACGCGATCAAGAAGCGGCGCTTTCACGATCGCCCGGTGCAGTTCCCGCAGCTGGGCGGGAATTCCGGGTCGCCGTTTTTCCTGCGCGAACCGTATCACTTCGATCTGCCACGGTCGCAGATGCTGCTCATCCTGCAGAACATGGAAATCGTAACCAACACGGTGCAGATTGTGCTCTACGGAGTGGCTGCACCATTTCAGGGGACGCTGAGCAATGAGTACTGACGACGTAGCCGCGCAGACCATCCAGCGGATCACGCTCCCGCTAAACCTCTTCCCGCCGGATCGGTGGACGAATCTCGACGTCAGCAATTACGTGGCGCTGCCGGCGCAGGCCGCGCAAGCGACCGTGATTTCGTTTCAGGTGCCACTCGGCCAGCATGGCATCGTAAAGAAAATCGCCAACAACTTCGTGGGCGGTGGATGGGTCGAAGGTTCGGCTGGGATTGTTTGGCAGATTCTGGTCGATGGCGCACCCCCGCCGGGCACAACGTCTTACGACAACATTCTCACTTCGCTTGGCAATCCTTCGAATCCAGTCGAGATTGCCGGCTTCCGTATTTTCGAAAATCAAATTCTCACCCTGGTGGTGAAAAACATCAACATCGTTGTCGCTGGGCAGCTTTCCGGCGGGCGCTTTGTGGGCTGGCTCTATCCCCGCGACATGGAGGATGACGGCATATGGCTCTAAAGCGACTGTGTGCGGCGTTTGTTGTTGTGTTGGCTCTGGCGCTCGCGGTGAGTGCGCAGAACCTGACGGCAGTATCGGCGACGGTCACGGATCCGAATGGCATTCCTTATGCGAACGGCACGGTGTTATTTACGCTGGGACCTCTGCCATTCACCACGTCGCCGACGTTGCCCACCACACCTCCGACTCCTGTAGCTGGAACGCTTGGCCCGTTTCCTCTCTCTATCGCCGGCGTGTTGAATGTGAACCTACCAAGCAATGCAGCGATCACTCCGGGGTCGACGCAATGGACTCCAACTGTTTGCTCGCAAGCTGGTAGCGGCCATCTCGATCAACCGATAGCGGGAAATTGCTTCACCGCGGCCGCGATCACAATCTCTGGAGCATCGCAGGATATTTCGGTGCAACTTGCGGCAGCGGCGCTGCCATTGATCCAGCGCGTTAACGTGGGCCGACTCTTTAGCGCCTTGCCGGCTGCTGGAACGAGCTCGCTTACAGCGACGACGATGGTCACGGCTCCCACGATTCCGGCCGCGGGGACAAGTTATCGGTTATCCGGATACATCAGTCAGACCGTGCTCGGTGCCAGCTGCGCGGGCAACACCACGATTGTGCTGAACGCGATTTTTCAGGACCCGGCTGCAGCGGCGCCACAGACGTCGGGCATGGCCACGTTTACCGTCACCACGAATGGAACGCTTGGCATCGTGCCAATTACAGCGGAATTAGGGAATCCCTTCATGATCCGCGCGAAGGCGGGCACAGTGGTGCAGTATTCGACAACCTACACGCCGGGCGGATCATGTTCACCGGCGCCGGCGGTGCAGGTTTATCCCGTTTTGGAGCAAATGTAAAACCATGAAACGCTTGCTGCTCATCGTCGCCTTATATGCCATCTGTGCGCTGCGCTGCGAAGCCCAATTTATCGGCTATGTGTCGATCCAAACGACGCAGCAAAACGTCTTTACGAATCAGGCAGCGAATGCTGTAAGTGCCTCACTGACAAATCTCGGACAGGGTGCGCATTTTCTGGTCATCTGCAACAACGCGTTTGTTGGCACGGTTAGTCTCGAGTCGAGTTCAGATGGAACCTTTGCGGCGCCAAATTCGATTGCATCTGCCAGCTACGCACTGCCGGCCGGGCCTGGTGACACGGGCTGTCATACGCTGCAGGCGGGTGGTTACTACCCAGCGGTGCGGGCGCGCATCACGAATTTCTCCACCGGCACCACTACAGTTACATACTCATCGGTGGGCGGGCCGATTAGTTTCGCGCCGGCGGCGCTGAATTCGCAAGGGCCAACATCGCCCATTGCCTGCGATTTTGAGATCGGCCCCTCGGCGATTTCGCAGAATACCGCTGCAAGTAGTTTGCAGGTGGGCATCGCCGGGCAGAAACTTTATGTGTGCGCGATCACGATCAGTTTCAATGCAGCGACAACGGCCGGACAGATTCAATTTTTAAGCTCCTCTGGTAGCTGCCTAGCGGCGACGCAGGCCTTTACATTGAACATCACGGCGAGCACTCCGCAGATTGTGCATCTGATCGGTGGCCCTGGTGGCCTGTTTCGTTTAGCGCCTGGCCAGCAGTTGTGTGTGGCAACGGGTGCAATTACAGCGCAGTCGTTGCTGCAAATTTCGTTTACGCAGTTCTGATGGCGCGGAAAAGGGCAGTCAATCGTGTGGTCTCGCTCTGGCATGACGGGCATAACGTCGGCGTGATCAGCACGACAGATGATGATTTCCTCGAGCACTTAAAGGAATGGGCGAAGCGCAAGGGCTACACGATCAGAGAGGGTCCGGAAGAACATGAAACCTAACCTGGTGCACGTCCTGATCTATAGCGCGGGCTGGATTCTGTTCGTAGCCGCACAGGCGTACAACTCCGTGCGCTCTTCCGCTAACGGGCTCTATGGCTGGGATGGCTATCTGCGCTGGCTCAAACTGCAGGCGGTCAACCTGGCGACGCGGGTTTTTTTCTGCGCGATTCTGTTTGGCTGGGTCATGCAGCTGGTCACGTCGAAGATTCAATCGGCAGGCCTCGGCCTCGAGTCGAATGCAATCGCCGGGATTGCCGGCTACGCGGCGAATGCGCTGCTTTATCAGGCTTTCGGTTTGCTGCCATTCCTGCGCGTCGAAGTGCAGGACCTGGCACCGCCGGCCAACGCGCAAGTTGTTCCCGTTGCACCATCTGCACCGCCACCATCGGAGACACGCTCATGAGAAAACGAATTTTGCTTGTGGTCGTCGCGGCGGCCTTAGGTACCTTAGGTTGTATCCACAAGACAGGCGGCGCGGTCACTCCGTGGGAGAAGGTCCACACCTACAACGCGGCGCTCGCTGAAGCGAACAATGCAGTCGAGAAGGGCGCAGAAGCGGTCGCAACTTCAGGACTCGCATCGCCGCAAGAGATGGCGCCCATGATCAACTGGACGGGAGAGGTGGCGATGCTGCATCAGCAGATCACGTCCATTTTGGCGCAGGGACAGGCGACGCAGCCCAACATCGCAAGCGTGAAAGCGCTGGTCGATGTGGTTAAGAGGTCGATGACGACGCTTCCACCATCGTCGCTAGGATTGAAAAATCCGAAATCTGCACAGCTTTTCCAGAATGATGTAGCGAACATCGGCACGCTGGCGGATTCCGTGCTCGCCGCACTTCAGGCAGTCGGGGGTACTCCATGACACCGCAGTTGATCGAAGAAATTGTCGCGCTGATTGTGCAGCTGGGTCCGCTCGGCGTGGAACTGTTCGTAAAACTCGAGGGTCTGCTGAACCTGGGCCCAGACGAAAAGAAGAACATTGCGAACGCGATCGCCTCGGCGCAGGCCGCGGACCAAGACACCATCAACCGGGTGGCGGACTGGATGAAGGCGAACGGCTTTCAGCAATCGGTGACGTTTGCAGCGGTACCGGTTGCGCCGTCGACGGACGCACCTAAATAGAAAGGTGCATGAGTGCGTGGCCAATGAATGGCAGCAGCAGGTGTGTACCGTGTGTTGGTACAACGATCAGGATGCGCGGCCGAAGATGTGCTTTTACTGTCCGGTATGCGATGCCTGGATCTGTGAACGGGATGCGGATGCCTGGGGCCGCCGGGCGGTGGCGAGCGCAAAGCGGATCGCGGAGCAGATGAGGGCGTGAACGAGGACAATATCCGGGCGGAACTGGCCAGACTGACGGCTCTTCTTCCGGGGGAGACCGACTCCGGAATCCGTCGCGCGATCGAACATCGGATTGCGGAGCTTGAAAGGGACCTGGAAAAGATTCGAGAGAAGGAAAGGAAACCATGATCTCCATCATTCTGCTCGTGTTCGCGTTTGTGTTGGCGTGCCTCGCGGCTCGCAATATCGGCGCGCCTAGCTGGTCGCTCGGATGGGCCGCGATGGCTTGTTTCTTCCTCAGCTTGTTGCTGGGTAGCGCTGGGCTTGGGGCGCACTGGCGTTAAAAGGAGTCGCATGCTTTCACCTGCGGTGATGTTTATCGAATCCGCGATCGATGACTTGAAAAATGTTCCGCAGAATATCGCGGACAGTCAGAAGCGCGAACTGTACAGCCTAGGCGATGCTCGCGCGGAAAAGGCGGGCGCTTCCGGGGTTACTACAGATTTCACGGCTGGCTATGTGCTTGGATTGCAGACGGCTCGCGTAATTCTAGCGGGCAGCGCGGCGCTCGTGATGAAAGGCGTGGATCCGAAAGACGTGCTGTGAAACCGGGAGAGGCAAAAGTCGGGCAGAAGGTGCGCACGATCGTCGCGTTTGCGGCCTATCCGGAAGTCAAAGTCGGAACAAATGCGACGGTGATCGAAGTTATGGCGCAGAAAGACGACGGGGCAACGGATGTACTGATCGTGCATCCGCACACCTGGATGAACAAGAAAGTGATGCCGTGCACCGCGGCGGACGTGGAGCTCGTTTACTAAATTGGCCTTTCTTCTCGAGGTGGCGATCATCGACGGCGGGGATGACACGGTCAAAGTCGTGCATCAGTTCTTCGGGGTGACGGAGCGCGAAGTCGAAACCTACAAGCGGGAGCACTTATCCGGCTGCGAGTACTTCCGCACCGCGGAGCGCGAGGGGCGGACGATCGAGGACCTTGAGGAAATCGACGCGAGCGAACTGCCGACCGCGGAGGATTACGAGCTCGAGGAGGAGGAGGGCGCATGAAACTCGAGATACCGCAACTGATCGCGCTGGCTGCGGGCGCTGGTTTTGTGGGCGACGACTTAACGACAGCCGTGTCGATCGCGCTGGCCGAATCGGGCGGAGACCCAAACGCCTACAATCCCGAGCGCGCGGCGAACACTCCGCAAGGCGCGGGCTCGTTTGGACTCTGGCAGATCTATCTCAAAGCGCACCCCGAGTACAAAGGGCAGAACCTGTTTGACCCGCAACTGAACGCATCGGCGGCGTTTGCGGTTTACAGTTCCGCCGGCAATTCCTTCCGTCCATGGTCCACATTTGGAAACGGGGCATACCTGGCGCACGTCGACACGGTGAACGGAATCATTACCGCTTCGCAGGACACGACGGCGAGCGACGGCGGACCGGTTCCGGGCGATGGGGGAATGCTGGGAATGGCCATCGTGGGCGCGCTCGCGCTCTGGCTGGCGATGAAGTACTTCGGGTGAGCGGATGCGGCGGGCTCTTGCCATCTTCCTCTTTGTCGCGCTGGCTGGTTCTGCGGCAACGGCGCAATTCACTACAGTTTCAGGCACCGTCACGGATCCGAATGGGCTGCCCTATGCGAACGGTACCATCTCGGCCGCGCTAGTCATCAGCGGTTCGCCCACGCTCGGCGGGATCGCCTACACTCCGCCGACGCAACCGACCGGCCTAAACACAGCCGGCTCCTTCACGATGCGACTGGCGGACAATACACAACTCTCGCCTGGTGGCAGTACCTGGAGTTTCACAGTGTCGTGCGCGGCTGGGTGCATTCCTGTTTCTGGTGGCAAGGGTCCGGTTAGCTTCACGGTCACGGGCGTCACCATCTCAGGAGTATCGCAATCGATCACGGCGACATTGACAGCTGCAGCCCTTGCGCTCTCTAACGCTTCAGGGGGTGGACTTCCTGCCAACCCGGTCAATTCCGTTCAATTCAACAATGGGGGCGCGTTCGGTGGCGATGCGAACCTGACATGGAATAACTCAACCAAGCAACTCCAGTATGGAACCTCGGTTGGACCGTCCACGTTTTCTATTGCGAGCAATGCCTATATCACAGGCTTTCCGCTCATCAGCTCTTTCACAACCACCACTGACACCACTTCGACAGTGAATGGACCGCTTGCTCTTCCCAACAATTTTTCCATGGATATCAATCCGGCTACCGGTTCGCAGACAACGGAGGCGTGGACTCTGAACGCGCTGGCGTACACTGACCCCTCAAACAGCAGCACATTCACCAACGAGTTGGTTGGAATGCATGGCGAGTTCGATCACCGCGGCAGCGGATTGGTCACGAATGGATACGGGCTCTCTGGTGAGATTTTTGATATCGGCAGCGGGAACATCACATTCGAGACTGGAGTCCTTGGCAATGCTGGTACCTGGACCGGAAGCACCGGCAACATAAATACTGCGTCGGCGTTTGTTGGTCTTATATGGAATGCTGGGTCAGGCACAATCACGAACGGGTACGGGCTTCACGTCTTTGCCCATACTACTGGTGGCGCAACGGGCACCATCACAAACATGACTGGCATCCAAATCGATGATATCAACGTGACAGGAGTGACCAATCCTCTCGCGATCAACGTCGCCGCCAACGATTCCAATTTGGGCCCGGCGCATACTTCTATCGGACTTTTGAAGATGACTGGGCCTGCCGATGATGCTCATCCAACAATAGGGTTTTACGAAGGTGGAACTTCGAATGTCCCTGGGTTTGAAGTCAACGGCTCAGCTGGTTCTTCTGCCATTATGTACGGCCTCATCGATGGCGTGAAGCTGACAGCTTTGGACTTCAATTTCGGACTCACGATGGTTGACCAGTCCGGGCTCGGCTTTGCAAGCTCGGGCCTCAGTCGAAATTCAGGCTTTTTCCCACTCGCCGCCAGTACGATTGCGGTGGGCAATGGCAACAATGCCGATACCTCTGGAATCCTGGTCGGCAATCACGGTGTTTCCATCGTGGCGTCTCTTGCGCTTACTGCGGGCCAGCCAGTCAAAATAGACACCACTGCAAACAACCAAGTTGTGGTCACAACAACCGCCGATACCGGCGGCGGCATCGCCATAGGCTTTGTTAGAAACAGTCCTGCCGGAGGTGCATCAGCTTTCATTGTCACAACTGGATTCATCAACACGCCGATTTTGGGAACCGGGACTTGCGCAACAGGCAATTTCGTGATTGTTGATACGACGACAAACGGCAGAGTCATGTGCACTGCCACGTACACGGCTGGCACGGTGCTCGGAAAGGCGACGCAAGCACAAATCACTGTGGGGAATGCCGTCAGCGTCGAAGTTGGGCTTCGCTGAAAGATAAACGATGAAAACTACGATCCTTCTTACAATCGCGCTCTATTCCTCTCTTCTCTTTGCCAAAGACAAGGACAAGAAGGATGAAAACGCACCACCTCCTCCACTAACACAGGAGCAAAGAATTGAACTTTTGACGCTGCAGCGCGATGCAGCGGTCCGGGCAGTCGAAGCGCAGCCCTATATCCTGCGGATGCAAGAAGCGAACGAGCGCTATCAAAACAAACTGCGGGAGCGGATGAAAGATGTCGATCAAGGCAAGTGGTCCCTCGACGGCATGACTCTCGAATTCTTGCCGGTTCCTCCGGGTCCACATTCCCCAGCAGCTACTGCGCCGGTTGTACCCAGCGAGAAGAAGCCCGATCCGAAGTGATGACGGGCTCGACATGGAAGTGCTCTAGTGTGCCCTCTGAATCCGCGGCGCTTCCACCTCGTCAACCCGCGGAGGCAAACAGGCGGCGCAGATAGTTCCTGGTTGCGATATAGCAGGCGGTGTTCCATCCGGTTTTCTTAAACCGATTTTCGCACCGCACCGCGATCAACTCTCCGAATGACCCACCGCCTGATCGTCTATGACGTAGTACTGCGGCCTTTGTCGCTCGCCGATAATCGCGGGCAATGACAATACGCCTCATCGTACCGGATTCAACTTTGTGACGGTGCGGCTTCGGCCGTCCAGCCTGATCACAGAGAGAATCGGCCGTGATGGAATGGCGCAAACTAGCTTGGCCTCGAGATGCGCGGCGCTTCCACGTCATCCGGGATGAAAACAATCTGCATGGTGAGAATCTTCCGGCACTCCTCGTGCGAGCAAGCCACGGCGAACGTCATCGAGTGAGGCGTGGGCCACTGGAAAGCTATGACGGCCGGGAGCTCTTCTCCGCAGTGAGGGCAGCAGGGGATGGGGATCGGGATGTTTACGTCTGGCTGGTACTTGTTGGGGGTGCTCATGGTTTCACCTCTCCGCGCTCTCGATCAAACTCTTGCACGATCGCCCTGGCGCTGTCCACGGATTCCTCGCCGCGGGCTATTGCCTCCGCGTGCAACGCGCTGCGCATCCATGCGGGCCACACATAGGTTTTGAACATTTGATCGTCAAAACACACAATGAATTCGCCTTTCCCGAGCGTCTGAATGTCAGAGCGCGACGGCCGCGGATAGAGGTTTTCGGGGATGGCGTCGAGGGTCTTTTCGATTTCCGCGCGCAGGCGCTGCACCCCAAACAACCACACCCGGATCTGGCTCAGCAGTACCGCACTGATGCCGGAAATATTCTGGGAGTCAATCCAGAGGAAATTCTCGAGCGCTGCTCCCTGGCGGATGAACTCTTCTGCGGCGTCGCGCACTGGCGAGCGGCGCTGGGCCGGTGCGAAACGCCAAGCTTCGGGCATCGCGACAATCGTGCGAAAACTGTGCTGGTGTACCCACCGGATGACGGATCGCACAATGAGCGATTGGATGTGGAACTCGTAGCGCTCGAGGTCGATCACGTTCAAGCCGAATTCCAGATCTGGTTTGGCGGAACTGGTTTTGAGTTTTGCGAGTTCTTCGATGGCGGTTTTTAGATCGTCCTGAATCTCGCCGAAAACCATCTCCCGTTGGCCGGTGGCTTTCGCCAGGGCGATGCTGACATTCTTCACCACATCCTCGAGCGTGTCGGGCCGCGGCCATTCGGCAAAGAGCTTGGACCCGGGCCGCCCCGCCTGGCCAGCACGGCAAACGCTGCGCAGGCACTGGCGCTGGAACTTGTCCCATCGCTCCTCTGTGAGCGCTTCGCAGAGGGTCCGGACTGTTCGCCAGTCGACATGGTCTTCATAATAAGGCGGCAATTCCCGCGAGAGGCGGAAGGAACCTTCGCCGCGCTTGGTGAGGAAGGCGATGCACTTCGAATCGGAACGGGAGGCGCAGGCCTCGAGGGCAGTTGTCTTGCCGGCGCGCTGGGTCTGGCCGACGATTACCATGTGGCCCACCGGGAGGTGCACGGGGTTCCCGGTACCGGATTCGAAGCCGAGATGGATCACGTGAGACACCTGCGCAGAATCTCAAGAGCGGCAAGATATCTCGCTTGCACTTCCGCGTCAGTTCTAGCGAGTCGCGCTCCCGGTCGATCAGTCGCAGGAATTGCGATGCAGGATGTCAAACCGCCAAGCGCGGCGACTACCTCCTCCAGCGTTGGCTTCCCTTGCATCTTTCGACAGGTGGAGCAATCGCAGCACTCACAGGCGCTCATAAGGTTTTCTTTAATCCGGCTCTTTCCTAGTTTTCCACAGCTTTTGCAACTGCTTTGTTTTCAACGGCTACGGCTTCGCTGTTTTCTGAACCTTTTTCCGCATGCCGTCGCATGAATTTTCGGACAGTGGACTCATCTGCCTTCACGCGGTGCGCAACCTCGCGCCACGGCAGCCCCTGCTCGCGCAGGCGGGTGATTGCAACCGCGTCCAAGCCAAGCGCGGGCCGCCCGATGTGCTGGCCGTTTGCCCTGGCATGAGCCATTCCGCTCCGGACTCGTTCGCGGATAAGTTCGCGTTCAAACTCGGCGATGGCTGCGAAAACTGCGAATGCAAAGCGTCCCATGGGCGTGGTGGTGTCGATCGCTTCATGGACGGAGATAAACTCCACTCCGAGCGCGCGGAATTCCTCGAGCGCGTTCACAAGGTGCTGCGTTGACCTGGCGAAACGATCGAAGCGGTAGACGATCACCACGTCACACTTCCCGCGGCGTACCAACTGCATCATGCGGTCGAGCTCCGGGCGCTGCGCCTTCGCTCCTGAAAATCCGGCATCGATAAACACCTCGAGGTCGCATCCGCGGCGCTCGGCAAGTTCGCGCATCTCGCGCACCTGCATGCCTTCGTTTTGGTCGCCAGTGCTCACACGGGCATAGAGAAAAGCTTTCATTGGCGAATCCATTCGATAAACGTACGCGCAAAAACACCTGCGATAAGTGCCCAGACTGCTGTCTTTTTTGAGTAGCGCGGCCCATCTTCGGCAGCAGCGATGGCGCTGTATGCGACACCCAGCAGCAAGACAACTCCCATCGTGTAAGAGTGCCAGACGTGGGCATAGAGAAAGGCTTTCACTCGGGCACCCTCAGCAATTTGCAGCGCGGGCACCACTCGAGGCGGATCAACTGCGGTGAACGTTGGTGATTGAGAAAGATCGGCTGCGGATCTTCGATTGGCGGGTCAGGCGCGACGATGACATAGATGGGCGACGGCTCCCAGTGGCAATCGTAGGTGTTGGTTGAGCAAGTCATGTGGTCTCGCAGTTCATAGGACTCGTGCGTGCTGCGCACAATCTCGGCGTGCAGGGCGAAGATCAAGTCATCGCGCGGGTTGCGCTGGCGGGTGGTCACTCCATTCCTGCCATTCTGCGAAGTTCTGCTAGTTCGCGATCTTCGCTTCTAACGCGTCTTTTGCCGTGTGGGCTCTCGGTTTCTGCCTGTCTCGATACCGATGGCCCTGGCAAGCGTAAAGGCGGCAACGGCGATGAGAAAAGCGAACAGTTGCGCACAGGCGGTGCGTACCAGGGCTGGGGCCTTATTTCCTCTCTGGCCCCACTTTGGAGGTCACCTCAATGGTGACAAGGTGAAGTTTTATAGCCAACCACACCAAACATCTTGCAAATAACGATTTAAGCCGTTTAATCACATGGTCCTCCTACTGGGTCGTGAACGACGCTCAACTTAACGCAGAGGGGTGGGGTACCGATGTAAGCCGAGATGAATAGCCACGGCCCTGTGGACGGCAGCACGTTCGCCACCCCCTGGGCGATCGGTAGGTTAGCGCTCGACACCATCTCTCGAAGGTCCATCACGCGAGGGCTACCGATTATGACCTCCTCGATGATACAGGTGGGATTTCCAAACGCGCAGTTAAACTCCACCGGTATGTGGACTTGGATGTTCCAGCGGCTTCCATCCCACTTCGGAGATTCTTGCCAAGGGTTAGCGAGGGCACTCAACCTGTAGCGAGCGTGCGAAATGTTTCGGGCCGGTTGGTTTGCTTGCCCTATCGGCCCGGCTTCGCTGCATTGTTCGTTTACGCTCGTGGTTGACTGACACTCCGGATCGCCGGACATAATCCCGATGAAGGGATCGCAGAACGGGTTGGCGTCGAACGATCCGTTGCTCATCGTCCCGGTCGCGGGTATCCTCTCCGTCGCGACGGTCCCGCCTCCAGGTACGTGGTGGGGGAACGTGATGTGCACCGTAGAGGTGTGTTGTGCGACCTGAGGGTTCATTCCCTGAAAAGTGTAGATACCCGAGGTTAGTTCCGACAGAGCCCCGGCCAGAAAGTTCAGGTGGTAAGGGTAGCCAGAGGAGTTCAAGGCGTACAGAGAACTCTTGTTGGAACCAGCTACCTTGTTCGCCACTAACCCTGATACCTGGTGCCACGCGCCGTCGTCGTTGTAGTAAACGGCTCCAGCGCCGTTCCACGTTACGACCGCGCCGTGGTCCAGGGGGAACGAGGCGCAGCCCACGAGTCCGGCGGCGGGGGAGCCGAGACTAACGGCGGGGTTACTAGACGATACCTCGTAGACGTTATTGCCGACGTTGACCGCGCACCCGACGCCACCCACCCACATGTTGACGTAGCGCCATCCGGTAGACCACGAGGTCCACGTCGATCCCCCGTTAGTGGAATACCATAGTTGGTTGAAGCTGTTTACCCCGGCTACGAAGCCATCGACGCCAACCGACATCTGGATGAGGCAGCTGTTTGAACTCGGTTGAACCCAACTGGACCCGTTCCACTTGAATATCCCAAGGTTTGGAGGATACCCGTTGCAGTAGGTCGTCGATTGAAGTGAGTAGACGCTACTCCCGTCCTGCACGGCGAGGGATTTCACCGCGGTTCCCATCGCCGTCTGCTTCGTCCAACCGCTGGGGGCGTACGAGTAGACGTACTGGTCCGTCCCCACGCACCACGGGAGTCCGTCGGAACCTACCGACAGGGTCGACAGAGTGCATTGACCCGGCATAGCCTTCCAAGCGTTCGTGCCGGATTTAACGTCGGACGTGATGTCCATAACTGGATCACTAAAGGTGTGTGTGTACTGAGCACTCGCGGAAATCACAAGTGAAATCAAACAACCAAACAACAGGATGAGTTTTTTCATTTTTTGTAGTCTCCTTTTTTGAAATTACTGCGCACAGTAAACAGTGGGGATCACGGCTGCACCCCCGGCGGCGGGTCCGTGGGCAATGTAACCTCATAAGCAAGACAATCACGTCCACAGCGCTGACACTTTGCTTGCGGAGATATCTTGCTAAAGTGGAGCACTACCGTTTGTTCCTCGACCATTTTGTCTACGCACTCGCTGCAGAGAATCACGGCTGCACCCCTGGCGGCGGGTCCGTGGGCTTGCGCGGGTCGGGCATGATGGCGCGGGGCTTGCGCTTGGGCTTCGGTGGCTCTTCCGGCGTCGTTGCTTTCGGAATCAGATCGTGGTCGCCATCGTGGTCGACGAAGAGCGTGCAGCCGGGGAAGGGGCAGAGGCGTGTCACTTCCTCCTGGCACTTGTCCGGCGCGGGCGCGGGCTCTTCGGCGAGTTTCTCGAGGTTTGCGGCGCTCAGGTCGCTTACGCTGGGCTCTGGTGCCGGCGACTCGGCGAGTGGGAACTGCAGCGTTTCCTGTTTTTCCTCCCACGTCATGTCATGGGTTTCTACCAGTTCGTTGCGGTCCATCCGGAAATAGGATTTCTTGCCGGGCTCGGGATGGTCGTAGCGGATATCACAGCCGATTTGTGCGGTCTCGCCGCCTTTGTTGTACTTCTTGGCGAGTTCGGACACCGCGGCTGAAAGCTTCTTCATGCGCTCATTGAATGCGGCATCGGAAACTTTCTTCTCGACTTCGACGGTTTCGTAATCGGCCTGCGCCTGGGCCATCTGCTGCGCGGTGGTGGTGAGTTCTTCCGGGGTGTACTTCTCAAAGATTGCGAGTGTGATGCTGTCGGATCTCATGCGGTGTGCTCCTTTGGCTCAAACTTCCAATGAATGATCTGGCCTTTGAATGGCAGACGTCCTGCCCAAAACTCAAGCATCTGATTGAATCCATCCGGAAAACCATCGCGTTTTGCGAGTGCGTCACGTTCGGATGGACTCAACTCGACGCCATCGATAGATACGAATGGATCGCAATTGCACTCATGCCCACATGCGTCGATTTCTATTTCTTCGACCTTGAGGCAAGGCACGCGCATGAGCAACTGCGCGCCTTTATGGCGCAGTCCGGTGTAGAGGTGCAAGGTGTTACCGGGCTTGTCCGGGTTGCTGCGCGTCGCGCGGATGGTGTGCGTTTTTTCGCCGGCGAGAATGAACGGCACAAAGCGCGACTGAAAGTTATAGAGCCCCATGCGTGGCGTGCTCCTCTCGTGCGGCAATTCGTCTCACATCTGCTTCCGCCCTAAATTCGGCGGTTTCCCTGCTGACGTTGCTCATAAATTCAATAATTCCTGCCCGTTCTTCGAACAATTCCAACCACTTCTTGTCCCAGCGGGCGCGGTTGGGTGGAAGGTTCATGACTTCGACTTCTCTCGGGTCGGCGGCGGTTCCGGCAGTTCGCGCCAGTGCGTGACGTCGATCCAGTTCGGAGCTGTGTTTGAAGGCGAACCGTCTCCTCGCGGATAAGTGAAGAATGGTCTATGCATACCCATGCAAATTCGCCCTTGAAAGATCCAACCGTCGCGATTGAAACAGAGAACATCTTGATGCCGCGGTGGCCATCTCTCTTCAACTGATATCCACTGCGGCTCTGTCTTTATGTCGGTCATCGGCTAAGCCTCACAATCACATCCAGCAGAAAATCGACGTCCACAGCGCTAACCATGAAGCGGTTCCCCCGGTCGCGCGCGATCCGAAACAGCCTCTTGCGCTCTTCGTCGCTGAGCGGCAAACTGCGGGCCCGGGTGGCGCTTACGGTGGCATTCGCGGCAACTCCAGATAACACCGGCTTCACTGTCGTCTCGATTCGCTCCGTGCTTTCGGTGAGAAAGTTCGCCGTGCTTGAGCCCATCCCATCCGGCGAATCGGTTGCAGCGCTTTCCGTTTCGGATTTCTTCACAGCGTCCCCCTGCTCGGTTGTAGACGTCGCGGCGCAGGTCGGTCTTGTCCTGGCCGCGGAGTTGGACTCGTCCGGTGCGCCACAAGACTTTGCTGCGCGGATCTTTGAAGTTCATACGCTCACCATCGCGGCCTTTGGGCTCGGGAACTCGCGGACGCGAAGTGATTCCGGCCACTCGGAAGGCTCTCCGCCCTTACGGTCGTGCTGGCGTACTGTCTCCATGCCGCAATCGGGATGTGTGCATGATTCGTCGCGGCATGAGTGCACCTGCGGGTGCGAACCTAGCTGCTTCATGAAGAACGGCACGCCCGCGGCGCGGCACTGCTCGAGCAGCGATTCTGCCCATGCCAGATTGAACGGTCGCGCACCTGGTCCGGACTCTCCGCCACAGATGACCCAGTCGATTCCGGGGATTACTGGGTCGCACCCATCAAAGCCCGTTAGGTAGGAGATCCATCCCACTTCTGGAGTGTCGTGGCCTAGTTCGATGTGCTCTAGTTGCGGCTCGATGCTCAGGAAGCGGACGGCGGCGGGAGTTTCTTGTAATCGCGGGATGCGCTCAAGGGCGCGCTGCTGATCTTCGACGGAGACACCTAACCAGACATGCGAGAGCGGAAGCAATCCACGATAACGTTGCGGGGCAGTATCGGCTGCTTCGCTGAGAATCTTGCGCATGCGCTCGGCGCGTTTCGTCAGCACCTGGAACGTGTGCTGGCAGCACTGCTCCATGACGGCGAATACTTCGCCGATTAGATCGTCCGGAATGGCTTCGTGGAATAGGTCGAACATGTCCCCGACGAAGATTCGGGCCGGTTTCTTTCGGTGCAGCGGTTCGGCCATGATCTTCTCATCGATGAAGAATTCGACGCGCTCCAAGTTGGGCACGGTGTACTCGAGTCCGTTGCCAAAGCGCTTGTTGATGACGGAGGCGTAACAGTGCGTGCAGCCTGGGGAGATGCGCGTGCAAAATGTACCTGTGCGTGGACCGTCGGCGAGTGCGGATTGTGGTAACGGATCTGTTCGGCGTGCGCGGATCGGATTCCATGTGTAGTCCGTCCATTCGATTGGCGTCTTGTTCATCCTGCTATCCTTTCCGGGTGTGGCTTGTTGCCCGTGTCACCGTGCCGCTTCAATCGCTTCGCGAGAAATTAAAACGGCAATCCTGAATAGTGGCTAACTGCCACACCCCGGAAACTCGTTAAATCGCGTACGGCTTATCCTTCGGCTGAAACTCCACGGTCTGGTTCCCGATTCGCATCTCCACCGACGGGGCCGCCCGCAGCGGGAGAGCTGGCTGGGCTGGGACGGCCTGGGGTTTTGGGGGCGCGACAGTGCCGCGGCCATCCGATGCCCACCGAAAGAGTTCTTTAAAGTACTTCTGTCTCATCTTTGCTAGTTCAGCGGCATGTCCAATCCTGGCGACGGCTTGTGATAACTGCTCCTCCGTTTTGCCGGTGTTGGCCATGGCTTCGCGGAGATTGTCGATTTGATAGTCGGCGAGCGGCTTTTCCTTCCGTGGGGCGCGCATGGGCGCGACATCGTCTAAGGTTTCGCCGGCGGGCGTTTGTGTGCCATCCCATTCCGGGTCGTCTACTTCTTCGGCCATGAGTCCGAAGCGTTTCAGGAGTGCTTTCTGCGCACCGGTTTGAGCTTTGTAGAGTGCTTTGTCTTCAACGTCGCGGCCGACTCCGTGCACAGTGAACGGGCCGATTTCTCCACTGGCATCTCTGAATGAGTACCTTACGGGCAGACGACATTCTGTGATCTGTTCGCCGCCGTTCGATTGCGCGACGGCGACATATTCCGGCGTGCCTTCGTCGTGGATTACCAGCACGCCGCGGTTGAAGAATTCGAGGCGCACGGCTTCGAATACATCGGTGGCGCGGGTCCACTTGTAGTGGCGCTTCGTGTTGGTGCCGGCGCGCTGCAGTTTGCCTACGGCTTTGAAGGCCTGGGCGATCTTGTCGACGAGTAGGACGGGTGTTTTAGGTCGACTCATCGCTTTGTCCTCTTCTGCGCAACTTCTTCGGCGCGCTTCATGGCTTGCTCCTTGGTGAGAAATTCTCCGAAGATAGCTCCATGTGAAGAAGCAACCCAAGCAGTCTTTGGACCGTGTTGCTGCACACTGGCTTGGATTTCTCCGCTTTCGTTCTCAACGAAAAACCATTCAATCCAGCCAAGCGTGTGATCTGGAGATTCGATCCACTTCACTGGTTCACCTCGGCAAATTGCACGGCTTTCTCCCGGCGCTGCATAAATTTTTCTACGGCTTCCTCGCGGAAGCGGATCGAGCGGTGGCCGAAGCGCAAATAGGCAATCTTTCGGTTTGAGCGCAGCACCTGCAGCGTCTTGAGGCATACGCCTAAGCGTTTGCAGACTTCGCGAGTGGTGAGTAGGCGTTCGGTCATGCAGGATTCCTCCACGACCACGAGGTGCGCTCACGCTCCGTACAGAGTTTTTTCAACAAGCCCGGTTCGTTTGCTTCTTCCGGCGAGAGCATCGCAGGTTTAGGTTTAGGTATAGGTATACCGACGTGGGCTATGGATTTCTGCAGTAAGCGATGACGCTCTGCGTAAAATTCCGATTCCGTCCGCCAAGCTTTCAGTCGATTGCACGGGGTGCAGGCGGGCACGATGTTCTCGATGGAATCGTCTCCGCCCCTGCAAATAGGCGTCTTGTGCTCTTTCTCGGCCTGATTCAGCGTGAGTGGAGTTTCGCAGTAATAGCACTTACATCCGCACTGTTGAAACTTTTCAATCCACTCTGTGCGCGTGTGGCGTTTTGCTCTTAACGGTGGAAAAATTATCGCTGCCTCGCTACTCATGGCCCTGTCCCTTCGTTGTGCGAAAAACTTGGTTGTGATTCTTTTGCAAAAGTGGAAATCTACAGTCCCATCCTTGCGAGCACGCGCGTGGTGCGCTCGATGATGGTTTCACCGCGCGCGGTCAGTTCGTCCCAGTCCGGATCCTCTTCCGGGTCGGGCGGTGCGTCGAGGATCTGCACGATTGGCTGGGGTGGTCGAGTTCCGCCTAACTGCACGATGCGCGTGGCAAGGTACTCCCAGCAGGCGGCGTCGATTTCGAGTTCAGCAAGTAGTCGGCTCAACGGTAGCCTCCCAGTTTTTATTGCACTCCGTGCTCGAGAATGGCCCACAGGACAAAGCAGAAAACCGCGGTGATGAATCCCAGCGCCATAACGAATGCGATTTTCCCGGCTTTCTCAATCATGGCCGCTTCCTCCAGCGACTCGCGAGACAGATGGGGCACCACCAGTTGTCCTGTTTTCCCTCCGGAAAACGAGAGATACAGGCCGCAGTCAGGACGCAGAAAACTATCCCTAGCGCCACGAAAGACACCAATAAAGCGGTCACGCGCGCACCCCGATGATGTTCAAATACTTGCCTTCCTTCGCGGGCACCACATAAAGCGTGGTCAGTTGCCCGGTCAGTTGGCTGGACTTGCATTTGCTGATAATCCACGGCCAAAGCTTCTGATCGAAGCAGTTGGCGTCGATGTATCCGTTGGCGTTCGGTCCTGCGGCCTGCCATGTAACTTTCAGAAATTTCGGCGTTTGCTCCACTTTCCAAATGGCGACTTCTCGCTCCTGGCATCCGGTGGGCCATGGCACTTCATTGCCTTGACGGTCCCTTGCCCAGCGGTCGCGCTGCTCGATGGGGGATGCAGCAGGCGCGGCCGCCGGGGGCGCTGTCGACGGCGAAAGAAGCGCACGGGCGGTGTGGGTGCCACCTGTGGGTGCTTCGAGTTGCACGCGACAATTCGTCAACTTGCTCACAAAGGTGCCGAGCGCGGCTGCCATGGCGGTGCGCTCGGATTCGGTGAGAGTGATGGTGTAGGTGGGCTCGCTCATGGACGACCTTCCGGGTATTCGAATGTGCGATCGCGAATGTCTAAGGGCTTCAGGCGTTCGTTCAGTTCGGCAAGCTGCGCGGCGATTTCCATCAGACAAAACGCTTGCATGCGGCCCGTGAGGCCAAACGAATGCCACCACTTACGCGGGCCAAGGCTGCACATCTTGCGGATCTGGTCGGCGGTCATTGAACTCTCCCGTGCGCGGACATTCCCGCGGCGATGCCAAAGTCAGCAATTCCAAAAAGCAGGACGGTCCGCGCCATCTTGGGATGCCCGTGCTTGCGCAGTTCGTACGACACTACGGCGTCGAGAACAAAGCATCCGGCGAAGTATCCGGCGGCGAGCGGTCGACCGTGTGTTACAAACGGGCGGGCGATGGGATTCGATTCTCCTCCGCTTCCGGAATAGCAGTAGCTGCCCCACGGTGTGTTCGTTTTGCAGATCGTCTGGAATGCGGCGTTGTGGGTAGTGAAGTAAAAATCAGCGACTTTGGCGGCGCCATCGATCGCCAGCAGAGCGCGGTCGGTCTTAATGGCTTCCTGTCCCCAGCAGAGCGACGCGGTGATGATGAATAGAAGTGCGGCAACGGTTTTCATGCGACCCCCTCTTGTGCGAGATTTCGCACAGACTTGTTTTTCTTTTTCTGGGGAGTGATAACCGCGGGCGCTGCAACTCCCGCGGGTGGTGCATCATTTAGCCCAAACTCCGATGTGCGAATCCGTCGTGCCTCGCGCTTTGTCTCCGTCCTGCAGCTTGACCCGGTGAGGTGATCAGTCTCAGCCCCATATGCGCACGTCTTTTGGGGAGCATTACCATCGCGATTCGCAGCCATGGGCTGTTTTTTGTTGTGTGGTATGGATTTAGGCCCGAGCAGTGCTGCGCGTCGTGCGCAGATCGCGGGCCAAACTTTATCGGGATGAATGCCTAGAACCTTGTAAGTGGCATCGATGTGCGGCTGGGGATTTCCGTGGGAGGCGTAAAGGACTGTGATCCACGCAATGCGGATGTCATCGCGCAGCCACAGGTCGGATTCTTTCTGCTCGGCCGCTTCGAGGCGGACGAGGACGCGCTCGGCCAGAGGCATGCTGCGCTCTGCAGGAAGCGCGCCGGGGATAGTACTGCCAAGCACTTCAACTCTGAACGAGAGGACCGCGGATGTTACGGAAAGCGGAAAAACGGCAAAGACTAGCAGCCAGAGGATGATGCGGATGAAAAGCGGACCCGGAAGAATTAGTTTACATGATTTTTGGTCATTTGTTGAATCTAAAGGAGTTACAATACCTGTTATCGGACATTGTGACGGGGTGTCACATGTTACATCCGGCCGCGATGTAGTCGTCCATGCCATCATGCGGTTGCGCCTTCTGTCTGCTGCTGGGGGTGACGTTCGCGGTAGATCCGCTGGGCTTCGCGGTCATTGCATTTGCGGGAATGGAACTTCTGCCCCTTCACGCGGGGCACAAACATGACGTCGCAATCTCTGGCGGCGCATTTTGTCTTTTCTTTCTTGGGAGCCTTCGCCATAACGTAAGTACTTATAGGCGCGGGCAGGCGGAATGTCAACGAAAATCGTAAGTACTTAAGGGCGCAGACGAATAGGTGCCGTTTTGCGCGGCATTTCCACAGGTACGGGGAAATTCACAGACTACGCAGATTTTGGCAGCGCTTTGTGATCGATTCGGCGCCGCGGTCTGCGCTTCATGTGCGCATCGACAATGCGGTTCACGTGCTCAATGAATCGGTCGATGCTGCGAGTCCACATGGGATTCGAGAGGGAGTGCGGCGGGTTGGGGGAAGTTTTCGGCATAGCACATACAGATGTATCGTACCGTGCGCAAGGGCACAATCGGGTGGTTCCTTGATTACTAAAGTACTAGGGAAGCAGGCGCTTCCACCATGGCAGCCTGGGCGCCGGCGCCTTGTGTTTGGGGATGTCGCAGCTGTCGTGGTGCGGAATGATCAGGTGGGTTAGGAATTCACGGCCGCATTCGCTGCAGCGATCGAGCATCAGCACCGAGTTCCGATTGCGTACGTCGAGCGCTTCATCTGCGGCCATAATTCGCAGTGCGGAAAACTGCTCCATTCAATCCTGCTTGTCCGGTTTCTCGGCCGGCTTGCCAAAGGCCCACTGTGCGAATCCTCCGGACAGCGTGGCCAGCGATCCAAGAATGTAATCCAGTCCGTAGCTTGAGTCCTGATGCACCTTGCCAATTGCCACGACCGCGGCTAACACCGCCAGCAGAACCAGTAGAATAAAGCCGAAGATCATGCGTGGTTCTTTCATGCTAGACTGACTCCACTTTCGTGACTCGATATCGACTTGTGCCCCAAGAGCCTCGCTTCGGCGGGGCTCTTCCCTGCTCTGGCTGATCTCCGCTCCTCCTTTTCTTCAGAATTTTCCGGCGTACCTGGTTCGATTGGTGATGAGTGGACCAAGCCTGTTTCGGATCTCTTCGAATGATTCCTTGACGTTCACTTTGACGTCACCTTCGAGTACGAGGAATGCGTGTAAGGTTTCGGTCTGATCTGCCACGGTGATCACCTTTTCGGTGTTCACGAGCACTAAGCGGCCATCTGAATCGGTGAATTCGACGAACATCATTTCGCCCACGCTTCAAACATCTGCTGCTTGCCGGCCAGTTCGCCCATTTCCATCTCGAGCTCGCCCAAGCGCACGACAATGGCCTCGAGCATCAGCGGATCGTCGCGCAGATCCTCGGCCAGCAGGATGGAGCGCAGCAGGTCCTGCGCCAAGCGAATCTCTTCGCTGGGTCGGGCGGCGACGTCGATGCGGCGCGCAGTGGCCACGGCTGGTTACACCTGCAATTTCTCGTGCTCAATGTCGGCAACCAAGTCATCAAATCGCCCAATGATAGCAGCGAGCGCGGCGAAGTTCGGCACGCTGATCGAGGTTTCCTTGCGGAAGTCGAAGCCCGCAGACTGACCAAAGAATCGCGGAGGTTTTGGATGGAGCATTGTGCCCATGCTGGCCATTACTCCGACAGCTGCCTGCATCGGATCGCCGCCATGTTGAATTGCGCTAAGGTCCGGCATCTCCGGATCCTCTTCGACTTCGATCAGCTTCACTTCGACGGCGAGAGCGTATTTCATGGTCGACTCCTACTTCGTCACAGTCAGCGTGCCATCCAAAAACACTTTGGTGCAGCCTCCACCGCGTCCCGACCTGCACCGTGCAGCGAAGTCGATATGCACCGTCACCGTCACAAATACTCCCGACGAATCGAATCCTGAAGCCGTTCCGTCGATCTTTACGTCATTCTGCAACCGGAAGTCTGCCGTGCCGGAAAGGTTGGTGAGTGTCGCCGCGGTTCCATCCGGCAAAACGTAGTTGAAGGGATGGCCAGAGAATGGCATATCGCAGGTGCCGTAGTAGCAGGTCGTGCCACCGAATCCGTAGACGGTATCGAATGAGCCGCCTAGATCGATAGTGGCCTTGACTTCATTGCCCGGACTGACCGTGCCGGTGCTGGCTTGATAGGTTTGGGCAAACGTGCTCGTGACTAAAAGCAGGAACAGTGGGAGGGGGAATCTTCGAATCATAGGTGGCGCTCCGTAAAACGGCTTCAGTTGGGTAGCGGTTTCGCCGGCGGCGGCGTGACAGCCTGGGCATGCTCGGCGGCGACGTCCTCGGCGTGCATGCGCAAAAAGGCGCGAATGAATTCCACTAACCGCGGCATGTTGTTGCAGGCTTCGCGCAGGATCGGCCGCTCTGTGAACAGTTGCAGCAATCGAGTCTCTCCCAGACCGGCCAGCTGCGTGACGGCATCGGGATTGAGCGTCTCGAGAAACGCCATCACTTCATCGGCTGCCTGCTCGACCGAAAGGTTGGGGGCTTTCAAAAATTCCACGATTTTGCGATCGATGAATTCCACGCTGGGCGCTCCTCCGTTTGCGGGCGGTTGGGCTCCGTTGGGCGGGGCTCCATTGGGGGGAACCGGGGGGAGAACTTGCGGGTTGACTCCTGGTGGCATGGGTGCGCCGCGCTGTATGGCGATAATTCTGGCTTCGCTCTCGCGTACCTTAGCGAACTCGCGGATGCCTTCCACGAATTGATTCCCTAGTGCGGGGAGCATTTGAACGAGCGCGGTGCCTGTGTTCACGGGCGAGCCCGCGGGCGCTGGATTTAACAGACGATCGAGCGCGGTTTTCATAATCGCCGCGGTTGTTTCGTCCTGGGTGCGTCCGGGATTGAGTTGCGCCTGCAGGGCAAGCAATTTCGTGAGCAAGTCGAGCGGATCGGGCGGCGGTTGGAGCATGCGCTGCATCATCACGGCCATGAATTGCCGCATCAGGTCATCGCCGGCCTGCGGCCGCCCCTCGCCCATCGTGCGCATGATGTTTGCCGCAGAGGAAAGTGCATCGATTCCGATGCGCACCGCCTGGTGCTCCGCTCCTGCAATTGTGTCGATGGCTTTGTTTGCGATCTGCGCGGTATCGCCGCTCATCATCGTGCTTCCGTTGTTGCCCGTGGGTTGTCCGGTGTCAATCGGAATGGTGATCGCGCGCGGCGGCGCATTGATGGCCAGATTTCCCGCGGTGACCATCATCGGGCCTTTCTTCACCAGTAGGCGGAACACTCCACCGCCGAAATTCTGCAGGAGCGCGAACTCGAGCTCTTCCTCGTCGGCGATCGGGATGCGCTGGCCGTTCGGCATAACCACGATTGGCTCAGTGCACTTAAAAATGGGCACCTTGGGCGCTGGTTCGATGCGGTAACCGTAGACGATGTGCCGCGGCCAGTCGGCGTGGCCGATGGTGCGCAGATAATCCCAAAGATCTGGGGTTTTTGAGTCCTGAAGATCGCTGGCGGGAATGACGCGGCGTCGCGTCGTGGTTTCAATAACGCCATTCTCTTGCGGGTCGGTTGCAGGCTTCAACGGCTCACCTGTTTCCGGCTCACCACAACGGTTGGCGCGCCTTGGGTTCTATTTTTCACACCCATGATACAGGTTTTCCACAGGATGACAAGGGAACACCACTTTGGTGTTGGCTGGTGTTGGGCCGGTGTTCGCGGAAACACTCGAGTGTTAACACTAGTGTTGCCCTGTGGTGTAACACCAAAGTTCTTGCAATGCTCGCGGAAATCCCT